CCCACCAGGACCTGGAAGTCATCAACATAGCCATCGCTTTCTACCGGCTGGCCAGTAATGGTCATTGGGATATCACCAGGTAAACTTTGTGTATCATCTGGTTGTGTATTCACTGCCAGCACGTTCACAAAGTCTTTGATCACTGTGCCAGTGCGGCTGTCGTAGATCTGTTGATCATCAAAAAAGAAGAATCGTGTTTGCAGCACACTACCAAAATTGTAAGCAAGTCCTCGGAAACTGATTGTGTAGTTTTGATTTTGTGTCACAAACTGAACCATCCAACTAGCGTCTGAATTGGTACCAGTGGTGGATCCTGCATTAGCTAGACTGAATTCAGCATCTTGATCTAAGTTGGTACTAGTAATCAAATACCAAGTGTAAGGTGTACCTGTGATAGCACCGTCGTTGTCGTAGCCAATACCAAAGTTGCGATACAACAAGATCTGTTCGGCCATGGCTTGTTCAAGACTCAGTGGCAGATCTGTAACAAACAGTGGAATAACAGTGTCTACAATTGCGCCTGTGGGCACAAAGTTGTTGATGGTTACTGGTCCAGCACCCGATGCTAGATTTCCTAGTCCACCGTTGTAGCCATCACCAATGATCTGTTGGGGGCTGGCCCAAATTGTGGTTCGTTCATTTACACGACCTGGCACACCAGTTTGCAATCGATTGTTGGCATCAAAATATTGTCCTGGAGGAGCAACAAATTTGATCAGTGCTCCAGCCACAACATATTTAAAAACTGTGCTGGTGGTTGAACCCACAGGTATTGGTTGTCCTGCGGCATTTTTAAAATAGCCAGTGGTTTCATTGGCCAGGGTTGTGCTCTGCTGCCAGGTGGTGCCTAGAGTTGATCCTGTGTTAACTGATTGCCGTGGAAAGTTTGCATAGTAAAACTGCTGCATTGTGCTTTCAGCAACTTGTGGCTGAACTTGATTGGTAATTGCATCGGCAATTTCATTACGATTGACCCAACTAAACAAGATTGTGGGCAACACTGTTTGTCTCCACAATGCACCGTCACTGCCAAATGTGTTGGTAGAACTGTACTTGCCTGTGTTGTCCACAAGGTCAAGATATCGACTGGTACCAATGCTTGCACGATTCAAGGCCTTGCTTTTCAAGATACTACTGTACTGAGTGTAAGGAAACAGGTTGTAGTCTTCGCCGTTGACCATGCGGTTTTGAGTATAGTATCGTGCAGGAGCACGTTGCTTGATTGCATCAATACTTTCACGTGCCTGACTATTACTCACCGGCTGTGTAATACCACAAGTAAACGTCATGGTCTCCAAGTTACCTTCACGACTGATGTAACTGATAGGTATGGTCACTGCCTGCATTTCTTCAGGATTGATGATGTATTGCAGACCATTGCTTGCACGAACATAAGCACGGAATGTGCCCACAGGAATTTCAGAAAACACGCCGTCACCAAACACCATGGTAATCTGATCATTGGTTCTAGAGTTTAGAGTATAGATGGGGCGCAGGCTTGTTCCCAGTTGTTCGGCTGCGGCAGAATAAATGTTTTCTGAATAAGCCCATTCGCGATTGATGTTGCCCACTGTGTCCAATTGAAACAACCAGTGGTCTTCATTGTTAATACCTTCAACGTTGATGTTTACTGTGCGGTTGCTGATTCGTTCGGCCAAATTAAAGTCTTGGTTTTGCAACACGCCTTGCTTGAACATAAAAAAGTAGCCAGTGTTGGCACTCTGAAAACCCAGGCTGTCATTGCGGAACAAGATGTTGAAAGGCTGATTGGCACGAGGAGCTGGTTCATACAAATAATCTTCGCCCACAGAGGTAGAAGTCATTGCTTCAAACGGCATGGTCACACCGTCCACTGTGGCTGTGTAAGGCACAACTGGCAAAAATCCTGGCACTAGGTTTATGGCATATTCGTCAGTGCGCACACCCAAAATAGTGTTGCGGTTTCCTGGACGTCCCACACGTTGCGAATCCACAAGGCTGGCATTGAGAATAGCAGTAAATTGTTCTTGCCAGTCTGGGTTAGTGGGATCAGCCCAGTTTACTGTAAAATTGGAAAGATTAACACCCTGATAGTCCACAACATTTTCTGTTGTGGTCACAGAAAATACCTTGAGCAGGCCCTGCGCTGCTGTGTTGCGCTTGGCAGTGTAGCTGACCAGATTGGCCAGACGAGTGACACTGTCTCTGCGTTCAGCAGTGTCCAGGTAGTTTTCACGTGTGTTGAGGTCCGTACGGAAGGCCAGAGCCTGCCCCATGAACGCAATCACATCCAACAGCGCAATGTATTCAGAACTTTCAATGTAGTCATTGAATGTTTCGGGATAGTACAGGCGCAAGTAATCAACGAAACTCTTGCGTAGAGTTTCAAAGTCATAGCTTTGAAAGTCTGCTTCGCGATAGGTCTGATAGATCTGTTTCCAGTCTTCAACACCGAAAATTGCTGTTTGTCTTGTGGTTGTTGCCATTCTTGTGAGCCTCGTAGTTTATTTATCGAGACTAAAAACGGCTCAGTTATACGTAGGTGGCGTTGCGTTGCTCTAGATCAAAAAATATAGAAAGTCGTTCAGCATCTGTGCTGGGTACCACTTCCAATTCAATCTGAATTAAAATGCCGTTGCCTGACGGAAATGCTTGTGTGCTGTTGATAAAAATTCGAGGATCTTGGCCGGCTACTCTCTGCACTTCTCGTTCAATTTCTCGTAGCACTACTTCCAACTGGGGTTCAAACAAAAAATCCCAAATCACAGTACCATAAGCTGGCTTGCCCGGCAACTGTCCTTGGCGTATGTTGAATCCATTCAAGAGATCACGCTTGATCAATTCAAATCCTGTCAGGGTAAATTTTTTGAACTGACCCTGTGTGTTGAATCCAATAAATGTTTGTGCCATATAGTTATTTATTAACCTTGATTACCAGGTGGCCCTTGTCTCTTTTTGGCCAATTCGTTTACTCGATTCTTGGCCGCAATTGCGTTTGTTGCTAATTCTTCAATGCCTGCCTGTATTCTTTTAAACACCAAAGCATATGCATTTTTAACTTCAAGCGATGCATTGTTAAATGTTTCAGCAAAAGCGGCACGGCGCGAAACAATCAATGATGCGGTGCCCAATGCTGTTCTTTGAGCATTGAGAGCGTTCCACTGAGCATCGGTAATAGTTTGCCGTGTTTCAAGGGCTGCTATATTTGAATTTAACGTGTCAAGTCCTTGTGTTGTTAATGCTATCAAATCAGTTAGTTCAGTAGAAAGACGTTTTATTTCTTCAGTTGCCACGCTATCTGCATTTGGATCAGGTTCAGGTGGACCATAGTTGGGTTCAGGTATCTTGGGGTTGCCAAGCACTCTGGTCACTGCAGCGTCAACTGTGTCTCGATCGACTGTGTTTGCGGCTGGCACTGGCACAATTTCGGCTTTGAATTGTTCTGGAATTTTTTCCACCAGTTCGGCAGCAAAGGCACCGTCTCTTGTGTTGGTAAGGAATTGATCTTCAAGGTCAGCATCAACACCAGGTATTTTTTTAAGAAATGCAGCAGCGGCCGCAGGGTCAATTGCTGAGTTTAATGCTGCACCTGCTGCACCTGCTGGCCCCAATAGATCAACAGGAATTCCAGATGCACTGAGTGTGTCTAGACCTTTTTTCATTAGGTCTTGCTGTATTAATCCTTGCTTGGGAAGATTATTCAAAAGGTCTTGAGCACTGTTGATGCTGTCTTTGCCAGTGAACGCAGCAGGACTTTTGAGAAGATTTGTCACAGTTGATTCTCCGTTTGTAACAAATTTAGACATGCCCGGTTTTAATATTCCGGCGGCTTCTAACTGTGCTGGAGAAAGTCCAAACTCGCCGAGCCCTTTGGCATCAGTTACAATAGTCCCTGTTTGATCCACTAGTTTTTTGGCCTGGGCCATTATGCTGGTAACATCTGCTGTTGTCAACGGCCCTATTGATGTCACTGCAGGTATTTGTTTTGCAAAATCAGTAATGTTAATTTCGTTAGTCAACGGAATACCAGCAATTGTTTGATTTATTGTACTGATAGCAGTGGCTGCTCCTCCAGTTACGATTGACGCTGCTCCTGATGCAGACACTGCTGCACCTACAGCACCAGTTAATCCTGCTGCTACTCCTGACAGACTTCCATTGATTGCTCCTCCTGCAGC